CAGCAGGCCTTGATGTAGGACTTGTTTCACCCCCAGCAAATAGTAAATTTGTTCCTCCTGTGCCTGTTCCTGTATTTCCACCATATCTAGCAGTTGCCATATCGGAGACCTCTGTCCAAGTAGTACCATTCCAACCTTCCGTTAATGCCTGATAGTAACCTACAGGTTGAATTGCATTTCCGCCTCCTATTATAGAATCAGTTACGGATCCTGCGCTGGACATGTAACCTCTAGCTGTATTAATATCAGTGGTTTCCGTCCAAGAACTTCCGTCCCATTCTTCAACTAATGCATGTCTACCACCAGGTGGATTAGTGCCACCAATAACAAAAGCTGCAGTTGATGTTCCAGTTCCAGATCCGCCCTCTGGTCTTGCAGTGTTAACTTCAGCTATTTCAGTCCAAGATGATCCATTAAATAATTCAGTCGCAGTTGTGGGACCAGGAGCAGCGCCACCTGTCGCTGCTATTACAGCTGTATAAGATGATCCAGCTCCAGCCTCATAAGCTCTTGCAGTATTTAAATCTCCAGTCTCTGTCCAAGAGGATCCATTCCAAGTTTCCGTAAGAGCACTTACTACGTAGGGAGGTGTTGCTCCTCCAAAAATTAAAGCAGCTGTAGCAGGTGTTTGAGTGCCAGAAGCTAAAAATCCTCTAGCTGTATTAATTTCTGATACCTCTGACCAAGAACTTCCATCATAAGATTCTGAGTTAGTTACATAACCAGGGGCACCGCCTGAAGTATTACCACCTCCAACTATAGCTGAGGTAGTGCCTCCACCACCACCTGATCCATATCTAGCTGTGTTTAAATTACCACCAGATGCCCATGATCCAATAGGAGCTCCGCCATTGTTTATATTTTTAAATTGTCCTGTTGTAGAGTTGTAGTAAAAGTCTCCAACAATCGCGTCAGCATATCCTGCTGCTGGTGTTGATGGTGGTAGACCTGAAAAAGTCCATTCTTCTGTGACAGCTTGTGTATCAGGAGATAATGTAGTTTCCCCTCCTGAAGCTAAAGATGTTAAGGAAGTTCCAATAGTTCCATTAGCGGCAGCCATACGAGCGTTTGCAAGGTCGTTAACTTCTGTCCACGATGATCCATCCCACTGTTCTGTTTTTGCAATTCTTCCTGGTGTTGGGGTATTTCCTGCAAAAGTTATTGCTGCTGTACTACTACCAGAACCTGATAAAAGCAGTCTTCCTGTGTTTAAATCCGCTGTTTCTGTCCAAGATGACCCATTCCATAACTCGTTGGTAGCTAACCCTGTTGTATTTGCTGGTGGGTTTCTTCCACCGAAAACAAGAGCTGCTGTATTTGTTGTTCCTGAACCTGCTGCATTTCTTCTTGCTTGATTTAAATCTCCTACTTCTGTCCACGCACTTCCATTCCACGATTCATTTAAAACTGTTGAACTTGGTGTTCCACTACCAGGGATTGTACCAGTTGAAAATAAACCTGCTGTGGTTGTGCCTATCGCTACTCCAGCCGCTCTAGCACTATTAATTTCAGTTGTTTCAGTCCAAGAAGAGCCATTCCAAGACTCCACATTATTTGATCCTGATGCTGGTCCGCCATCATATATTCCACCTATTGAATATCCAGCAGTAGTAGTTCCAAATCCAGATAGTCCTTGCCTACCAGTATTTAAATCTGCGACCTCTGTCCACGAAGTTCCATTGTAAGATTCTGCTAGAGCGTAGTTTGGAGATGGAGATGGTCCACCTGGATTATCTCCTCCAGAAACAATATTTCCTGCAGCGCCTGTTGTTGATCCAAAACCACCTAATATACTTCTTCCTGAATTTAAATTACCACCACTGGACCATACTCCTGCGTAAGGATTATCAGATAATGCTTGTGCATATGGTGTTGGATCTTCAGATCGGGTTTGAACTTGAAATCCCTTTATCTCTTTATAGCCAGCCATGGATTATTTATCCCTTAATAGCCAACCTTGAGTAGAATCTACGTATACCAATGTGAACCCAGCTCTTTCTGTTGAAACCGTTAGATCCGCTGCTGTTCCCATGATTGGTTGTGAGTTTCTACCTACGGTTAGATTGTTTGTATCGAATGTTCCTGCATAATCAATAATTGAAACCTCATCTCCTAATGTTGGTGATGAAGGTAAAGTCATTGTAATTGCTGAAGATGTTGTGTTAACAAAATATCCATACCCTGCAGTCATCGTTGCGTTAGTCGTTGCAACTGCTTGCCATGCTGTTCCACCAGATACTTCGGCAAAAGATAATTGACCAACACCTGATGTTCCTGATCCTGTTACTGAGTCTACTTTTAAATATCTATCGGCTGTTACGTTACCTGTAGGAAACTTTAATGTGTAAGATTGTGAAGATGAGTGGGGCGGAGATTGCAGCTTAATACCGTGGGAGTTATTCTCGCAGTTAAGTTGTAGAGTCCCTGGGTTTGTGTTACCACCAACTTCTACATACCCAGTTCCATTTGGTGTTGCTGTAATATTTCCATTCGCACCATCTGTAATTGTAATCGTTCCAGAGTTTGTTCCTGAATTTGTGTCTAAAACTAAATCATATGCACCGCTTGATGTTAAAGTTGCAGCAGCTGATCCTGTACCAACTTTAAGTTCACCAGTTCCTTTTGGTGATAATTCTAAATCAATATTTGAGTCACCACCAGCAGCTCCTAATTTAGCACCAGAACCTGTAGCAGCATTTGTAATTTCTAATTGGTTAACAGCAGAAGATGTAGTTTGAAAAATTAATTGCTCATTTCCATTTTCATCTCTAATTCCATGATCATCATCAAAATCAATCATGAAAGAATTAGTATCTAAATTACCACCTAATTGTGGTGATGTATCATCTACAAGATCACTTGCTAATGCAACAGAAGCAAGGTTTGGATTAGTGCCATCATCAGCTTTTGCATAAACTAAAGATGTTTTACCGTTTGCTACCGCAACTGAATCACCAGAACCTGTAGCGTATTTAAATGTTACAGTTTGAGATCCAGATGTTGAATTTTTTAAAATATAAAAATTTTGTACATCAAGAGGGATAGTTACATTTCTGCCTGATGTTAATGTTCCCGTAAATTCAATAATTCTATGTGCAAGAGTTGCACCTGTTCCGCCATCTGTTACTGATAAAGTTGTATCTCCCGAGTCTGATACTGCTTGTGTGGTATAGCCACCAGAAATCTGTTCTACTATATTTAAATTAGTATTTGTTTTTGTACCCCATGTACCTGCATTTTCACCAGTTGCCTGTAGTTCAATACCCAAGGGTGTATATGTCGATGCCATTAAGCTGCTTCTCCTGTTACGTCGTTATAGCTTGTATTTGAGCCAGTTGCAACATCCGAATATGATGTATTCGAACCCGTTGAAATATTACTATACGACGTGTTACTTCCAGTGTCAATATTAGCGTATGCTAATACATTTACTGCTCCTACACCAACTGTAGAGGATTGTCCAGTTAATCCCATAACTTGATCTTTTGGATCTATCGTGCCTACCGAAGCTGCAGCAGAAACTCCTGTTAATCCCATAACATCTGCAGGTGTTAAAGAACCAGTTGACATGGTTGCTGATACTCCTGTAGGTGTTGCAACTGCAGATCCTAACCCTACTAATGTTCCTAAAGTAAATTCTGCTTGTACGCCTGTTAAAATTGCTGCATCATTTGGAACGACAACAGAACCTTGTCCCGATGTTATACCAAAACCTGTTAAATTAGCTTCGTGAGAAGTTACACCTTCAGCTGTTCCTTGTGATGAAGTTATCGCTTGACCAGTTACAGATACATCTTCGTTTGGTGAAACTGCTGTTCCTTGACTTACAGTTACTGATTGTCCAGTTAATCCCATAAATTGATCTGCAGGATCAATTACACCAATGGCTGCAGTAGAAGAAATTCCTGTTAGAGCTGTTGTAACCTCTATAACATTTGTAATTGAATTAACTGATGATTGAAAAGATACTCCGCCTAATTCAACTGTTTTCGGAATCACTGGTGAAATAGAACCAGTTGTTCCAGTAGCAGAAACACCAGTTGGTTCTACGGTTACTGTAATTACGTTAGAAATTGATCCAATAGAAAATGTAGATGATATGCCTGTTAATGAAACTGTTTCGTCTGCAAGATTTCCCCACTCACCATCATTCCAAGCTTTAGCACCCCACCCTGTTGCAAGAACAGAATTTTCATTCCAATAAGCTCGGCCCCAGGTGAATCGACCCCATCCTGTTTGAACCGACATAGTGGTCCTCCTATGCTAATCTTATGATCGCGTTTGTAGCGTCTGCTGTTGGAAACTGAATTGTGAAAGTTCCGTTAGTTGCTGTTTTATCAGAACCAAAAGCAATTGCACAAACAGCTGCATTAGAATCAGAAGAGTTATAAATTAAAGCACCGTTTGCTGTGAAAGATGCAGATGAATAACTCACATCAGAAAAATCGCAAATTGCAGTTGTGCTTGATGCGACTGGAGTTACGCTTGTTAACGTAGCACCACCAGATGTGTAAGCAGTTCCAGATGTATTTGTAATTTCTTCTGAAGTTGAAAACGCAGTAGTTGATGCACCAAGAGTTGCATCACTGTCATATAAAGCAATTTTAAAAGTGTCACCAGTTGTTGCTGTAAAATTGTGAACACCTTTTAATAATTCTACTTTAAAACTTGTACAAATTGCCGATGTTATTGCCATATTTTATCTCCTAAGGGTTTACTGAGTTAATTGGTATTCTAACGGCTCCGTCTGTGTAGTCGTCTCTTCTACGTCTACCAATTTGCTCGTTTGCAAACTTCTGTACTTCTTCTTTATACTTTGTTTCGTATAAAGTCAACATATCTGCAGGACCCTTTAAAAACCCATAAGTCTCAGATAAACAACAGTATAATAAGCCATTTGGGAAGTTTAAACTGATATAATTAGTAGTATTATCTGAAGCTAAAGTGGCTGGCATCTTGTTGTAATGAACTCTAAATTTGTAATTTGTATTAGGAGTAGGAGCTAAAAAGATACGTCCAGAATTAGTATCTCCATCTCCAGTGGCACCACCAAACATAGCATAATATTTTGGTTTACCTTGTGCTGCAGATGTCCCTGTAATTGGCTGATACTCTTGTAGATATGTTACGTCTTTTTTTTCTAACCAAGTGTTTGATCCAGTGAGCACGGCACTTGAATCGTAAACCTGTATACCTCTAATAAACAAAGCCCCACCTGGAGCGTTAATTGTTTCTTGCCCTGGAACTAAATTACCAGACTGTTGTTTTCTATCTGAATCAATTGGAATATCACGCATAATTCTATATTGCGCGTTTAAAATAATATTCTCTAATTGATCAGTAGATAAAACATTTGAATCTACCTCTGTGTAGTTTCTAATTTGTGTAACTAATCCTGAATAACTTATTCCTGCCATTATGCTGATAACGTGACTGGTCCAACGGAACAGCCTTCGCCTCCTCCTTTTACTCCCCCTTTTGTAGCAGTATCTGTATCAACTGTAAAATGAAAAAAATTAGCTACAGAGTAGTCACTGGTATTTCTAGCGTCATTTACATATATACCTGTTGTAATTGTATATCCCGCCGCCTTTGCAATATTAGCTCCTGATATACCATCAAAACTTTGAGGATTTGTAAATTGAAAAGTTCCTCCAGCTGCTGTAACTGCTAGAGGTGCTCCTCTAAATCTTTTAGTATCACCATTTGTTATACCGTGTCCTGGAGCAGTTACGTTTATAATTCCAGAGCCAGAAGAATAAGTTTCAAAAGCGTCCATTGGTAATGAGTATGGAACACCTGGTTCTGTTCTATCTGGTCTAATATTACGTAAAGATATTGCATCACCATTCATAGGTTTAGGTTCTAACTGTGGTTGTTTTGGTTCAAACTCTGATATATGAACTAAAGCCCCATTCCACTCTCTAACCATTTCTCTATAAGGAAATTCTAAACCAGACCTATCTGATATTGCTTTTGAGTGTTTACCTGTCGCGTACTTTGCCATTATGTACCTGGGTAGTAAGCTTTAGGTGTAATATACGTGCTTGAAGCTGACCCATCCTCTGCTAACGCTCTTGCTAATTCATCTTCATATAATAATTTTTGAGTTTGAATTCTATCTGGAGCATATTTTTGTGCTAAATAATATGCAAGTCCTGATACCATACAAGGCACAAATCTAAATGGCACATCGGTTGCATTTGTATAATCTCCAACATCTTGTATTCTTTTAATAAAATAGAAATGCATGTCTTTGGATGCATTTGTAGAATCTGGTGTTGGATAAACGTGTATTCTAACTTTGTCTATAAATCTCTCTACCCAATATTGATTAGGTGTCCCTTTTGATAATTTATTTGAAAACGCTGCATAAGTAGATCTATCCACTTTTGTCATTGGACTATCTGCTTGAGTTGTTTGAGTTCTGTTTGATCTTAATTGTGCTTCCAATACATCAGACATTCCATAGATGCCATTTGAGGGTGTTGTAGTTGCACTTGTGCCATCATCACTTGATCTAAAAAAATCATAATCAGATTGTCCTTCAATCAAGTCAAGGTTAGTTTCATCTATTTCCCAATAGTGAATACCTCTATTACCCCATTCTTGAAAAAGAACATTTAAAGATCTTCTTGCGTTTTTTAACTGGTAACCAGCTACGCTCTGTAATCCAATACGTTCAAATGCTTCTTCTACTATTTCATCAATAGAAAAAGTTTTGTCGAACGTAGCTGTTCCCGAAGTTGTATTAGCCATTCAAACTCCTACGATTCGTAAACTTTAATCCATTCACAAACAATTGTGCCTGTATCTCCTGCAGAGCAAGCTGGTAAAACTACATTTACATCACCAGTAAATCCACTAGCTTCTGTGTTTTTCAAACCACCAAAGTCGCTATAATCAAATGCCATTTCACCTTCTAAAGTTTGAAATACAACATCTGTTGTTGCATCCCATTGCATTCTGATTGCATCAACTGGTGCTGTTACAGAAACGTTAAAACTAACTTTATTAAGTCTTACAGTTTTGCAAGTTTTACCATTGTTTGATGCTAGCCCAGAAACATCAACTATTTTAGTTGTGCTTCCTTCTCCGTCACCCGAAACCACATTGTAGTGAGTGATAAGTTTTTTTGCTCCGTCAAATACAGTTGTATTTAATACTGTGTCTGCTGCCATGTTTTGTCCTCCTTTTAAAGAGCGCCTGCATTACCAGGCGCCCCGAGTTTATTTATTAGAGTTCAGTGTTAGCTGTTCTCTCTTTTCCTGCTGAAAGGTAATCCATAGTCATTACTTTCGCAGCAGCTGCACCGTTTTGAATTGCAAATGAAACAGCCAACTCTTCGTCGTCTGGAGCATTTGTATTCACGCCTGAACCAACTTTTACGTTATCTTTGTAGACGTGGAACTTTCTGTCTTTTGGATCATAGTAAAATCCTAAAGTCATAAAAGTGTCGTCCGCTGCAGTTCCGCAAGAAACAGTTGTTTCTGTGCTGTCTTTTTCTATGACTAATTCCATAGAAGTAGAACCATCAGC